TCCTTGTGTGTTGCGCCCGTATGCTCTTTGCCGTTCTTAAAATAGTGCTTTACGCCTTTAGCCATTATTTCTTTCCTTTCCAATTTACGCGCTTTGCAGATGTCTTGCGCTTTGATGCCGACTTGGCCGACTTGCTTTTGCATTGCGCCATTGTGGGGCGACAGGCGGGGTAACCTCTTTTGCTTTTAGCAGTTCTAGATTTACGGCCACAAGGCTTGCCTGTTTTGCAGTCAACCCAGCCCTTGCCTTTGTTCTGACCGAACCAGTCTTTCAGACTGTTGCCGCTACTTTTTTTTGCTTTTGCCACTTTTCTTGCCCCAGTTTTTTGCGCCGACCTTGCGGCATTTCACCAAAGCGCCAGAGCCATAGGCTGACGGCCATGTGCCACCGTTGCGCGTGTATCGCGCCTTGACCTTACTGTAGCAGGCGTCTCGCTTGGCTTTCTTTTTCTTCGCCGCCATTAGGTGCCGTCCTCCTCTGGTATAGAGCTAAGAGCGCCGACTGTTGGGGCCATTGCAGCAATCATCCAAGATGGAATGTTGGCTTTTCTTGCCGCCTCAATCATTTGGCCTGTTATTTTGCCGCCAGACAAAAGCTCTTGTGCATATTGCAGCGCGGCCCTGCGTCCTCCTCGACGTTCAAGTTCTGTAAATGTTGACACAATTTCAACCAATTGATCATCAACAATTTGCTTGGCCTTTTTGGGGCTACTTTCCAGAACTTTATAATCTGCGCTATTCATAACTAATTTACCGCCAGTGCCAGCCTTGCGTCTGTTCGCAGCATTATCACGAAATAAAAGATTTGCAGGAATGCCACGCCCCTCTTCAAGAAAAGTCATGGCATTGCCAACTTTATCAACGCCAGTGTCATAGGTGGTAGAATTTTTTGCCGTTGTTGGAAAAGCCCCCTTATCCAAATCTGGAACAAATGCACGATATCCAGTACTTCCCCAATCCATCCCAATTTGATTTTCGTCTGCTACTGCAAGCCTTGCATCTCCAACTCTGGGAAAGCCCATTTTTTGCAAACCAGCTTTGTCCAGTCCTTTTAGAAAATACGCTCTTGCGGTTCCAGTTGGCAAACTTCTTACATAATTTAATATTGCGTCAGGATCAGCGACTGATGTGAAATCACGAAAAGGATATATGGTTCGTCCAACCATTTTTTCAGTGCCGTCAATTTCTTTAACTTTTACTTTTATTGGCATTCCCAAACCACGAATAAAGTCATTAATCTTAGGTATGTCTTTTTTATCAATGGGCATATTGCCTTGGTTTTTAAACATTTGACCTAAAACTTCGCCCGTATGCATGGCAAAATCACCAGACTGGCTACCCATCATCACGCTAACGTAAAGTGGGTCTTTTGTTTTAAGAGCCTCGTTTAGTTTACTGCTCGTCGCGCCTTCAGCGCCAGCGTACCCTTGGCCGGGAACATCCATGTATTGGAACCCCGCCATAGAATCTACTGGCTCTGGCAACAATCTGCCACCAACACTGGTCACAGTGTGTCTTCCTGTCTGATCGCCAACAATGCTCATCAAGGTTTTTCCTTTTAAATCAGCAATTGTTTTCTTCTCTGGTGGCACTGTCTCACCTGACAGTTTACCTTGGCTTGTATGATCTCGCAAAAGTGTAGGCTGTACGCTTTTTACGCTAGTCATGCCGCCAGCTTCGGGCAATGATGGCGTCATTTCAGCAACTTCACGGTCAGATGGTATGTTTTTAATTCTTTCGGCTATTTTAGAACCATCTCTAAAATAATCGACTAAATTGCTTAATACTCCAATAGGATTGCCCAATGCATCAACGGCACCAGTAAGACTTTTTCTTATTAGAGATTGCATCTACTTGCCCCTTTTCTTTTTGCCATATCCAGCGGCGTGGGCAGCGCGGCCCTGCTTCTCAGCTTCGGCCTTGGTTCTATAAACCTTGCCCTTGCTGCCCCAGCGGTAGCCGCCCTTGACCTTCATAACGGGCATTAGTGACCGCCAAGCAGCTTGTTCATCATGTCGTGGACATTGCCGCCATCAAGTTTCATAACCTTGATTTTCATGTCTTTGCCGCTTGGCACTTCCATCATTTCTTCGTCAACGTCTTCGTAATCGTCTTCGTACATGGCATCTTCGCCATCAATTCCAACCATCGCCTGATGACACAGCAGCAGGAAGTTAACCAATTGATCGTCGGACAGATCAAGGCCGTCTGCGTCATGCGGGAAGCCCATCTTTTCCATAAAGAGGGCCGCATTGTCTTCCATGTTTTCGACTTCTACCTGTGCCATGTCGGCCTCCTTTATGGTCGTAGTTGTGGGCGCGTCTGTCCCATTGTGCCTAGATTTGCTGGGCGTGGTTTTGGGCGTAGCGATGTTGCTGGTGCAGTAGGTCTCCGCGCAATATCTAATCCATCGATATTCTCATAAATAGTGTCGGGAGATATTTCGCCTTCTGACATTGCGCCAAAATTAGTTGGGCCACGTTTTAATGACCCATCACTCATAACCATATCCGTTGAACCATCTTGATTCATTTTAGAAGATTTTACACTCATTCTATCAGATTGAATTGCGGCCCGTTTTTGCGCTCTAAACCTATTCATTTCTTCTTCACTTAGTCCCTGTGGCATCGCTTTATCTGCCGCCAATCGACTTCTTGCATTCATCATTTCGCCTTCAGACCGTGCGCCAAAAGACCGTTGCACTTGCATCAAAACTTCCTGCATTGCTGCGCGTTGATCGTCAGGCAAAAGCTGTAGGGTTTCTGGAGGAATGCCCTGCTCATCAGCAACTCTAAACTGTTCTCTCGCCTGATCAACCATTGCAGTAATGCCATTTACGGTGTCTTCTTCCAGCAATCCAGTGGCTTGTATGGCCTGTGCGTACTGTTGAATTAGTTCAAGGTCGGGGTTCATGTCGGTCTCCTATACATAATTTTGCATCATTAATTGGTAATTTATTGTTGGCATAATTTCATATGAATTATCTCCATAAAATACCTTAACCATACCTCCCCCCATATCTTCAGCATTCACAACGTATGATGTGTCAGACGCATCTGCTGTGCTTGCGGCTGTAGACACTTCCACATTATTGACAGGCACATTCGCAGGCATCGCCATTGGCTGACCCAGACGTGGATTTAAAGACCGTGTACCCTCTATAACATCCTGCGGCACAGTCCTTGCGCCAGTGTTAAAAATGCTGTCATAACTTTTTGCCGCCTGCTCTGGTGTGACAACAGGATTGGGCGGTGCGCCCTCGCCCCTGTACGCCCGAACTGGAGCCATAGCCATGTTTCTGGCGTCAGTTATTGCTGGATTTAAAAACCCACTAACTCCCCTGCCCAGCGCACCAAGAGCGCCGCCGCCTTGCAAATATCTAGCTATATTTTTTGTCTCTATTTGCGTTCCATATTGTGGCCCCAATGCAGCCTCTTGTCGTATTGATCCCCGTGGTAGTGCGCCGAAGGCATTGCTAAACGTGCTAATCCCCGTCTGTGCATCATTGTACGCATCGCCAAATCTACCGTAGCCGCCGCTTGCCTTGTTGGCCTCAGAGGCTTTTTGGCCTCGCATATATTCTGCTTCAGAAACGTAGTTATCGTTATTGCTGTCTAATACGCCTGTGTTGCCGCTACTAAATCGTGCGCCAGATCGGCCCGGCCCACCGCCGTCAATCCTATCAAAAAAGCTAATGTATCCACCGCCGCCAGAGCTATTAGACGATGTATTAGACGATTTATTAGATGAGGGCTTACTATAAGTCGCATCTGAAACTTTACCGCTGCTAGTGAACGTAAGTGGCATATCTAAAACTCCATCCGATATCTGGCGTCAATTCTCGGTTCGCCCATATTGCTGTCAGAGTAGCTGATACGGCCACCATCGCCAATGTTTATTCCAAGCGACCCAGAATAAACTGGCTCCATGCCCGTTGATTTCTGCCTGCTGACGTTAAAATCAAACGCGCCCATCTTTGCCGCAGCGCCTAATTTTGTAAATGTGCTGGAGCTTCCCTGCGTAAAACTTCCAAAGGGAAACGTGTAGGTATTGTCCTGCATGGTTCTGCTGCCCATAGCATTGCCGCTTACGTCCACTGGCCCCAATGTGGTCGCTCCATCAAGCCCAAGACGCACGGTTCTGGCCCTGTTCTTAACGTCAGCCTGACCATCTCTGTATTTCGTTTCTTCGGTAGTGTAGCCCATTGAGGGCGTGACGCTGCCCATGCTGCCATCAAATGTTCTGTATAAATCCAACTCAGATCGTGATTGATTTGGCCGTTTTTCAAAACGCATACTGCCAGAAACAGGCAGATTAAAATCATCAAATCTATTTTCAACATTTAAATTTGCAAATGCGCCCTGTCTATCAGCCATCACGCCATTCCCTGTTGTTGAGGTGGCCCCTGCATGGGGGGCTGCTGCGGTGCGGAAACCTGTGCGGCGTCTGATATGGCCGTCAAGGCCCCCATTTCACCAGCGCCCATGCGCTTGCGAATTTCTGCCACTTTATTCATTAAATATTTATTCATGTCTATGGGTGGCTGACCCCCACCTTGGGAGGGAGGTGGGGGCTGACCACCCTGCGCTTGCTCTGTCGGCTGACCGCCGAAGGCCGCAGGATTAATTGGGGGCAAATTATAGGATCGTGGGGGGTACATTCTTCATTGCCTCCATTTGAATTTTCGCGGCGTTTTTCTCTCGCTCAAGCTGCAATTCGGCCTCCAGCTTTGTGACCTTGGCCTGCAAGTCGGCCTGCGCCTTTGCCATTTCGATCTGCATATCCTGACGCGCTTCAGCCTGCTTGATCTCAATGTTGGATTTGGCCTTGGCCTGATCGGCTGCAATTTGCGCCTGCGTTCTGGCCGTGAGGGCTTCGGTCTCCAGCTTTGCCAATTGCTGCGCGTATTGCAGAGGATCGCCCTGCCCCTGTTGCTGCTGACCCGCCGCCCTGATGGCTTCGATCTGCTTCATTTGGGGTGCGGCCCTGACCACTTCTGCGGCCCGTTGGCTAATGAGGCGATCCTGCTCTGGATCAACATTCTCAAACTTGAAGTCGGGGTCTTTGAAGTTTGGCAGTGGGGGCAGTTCCATTGCCACGCCTGCCTGCATTCTGAGGCGGTACAGCAGCGCGATATGCTCCGCGATGTGGGCCATTAGAATTGGCTGCATTCCCTTGTGCGCTGGATTGCTGCCCAGTGACGGGTCTTGCAGGAACTGCATATGCACTGCGATGTGGGCTTCGTGGTCCTGCTCAATGAAGGCGCGAATTGGCTTGCCATACATCACGCTCATATTTTCATCGATGGGGTCCATCTGGACCGCCTCTTCTGGCTTTTTCAGTATTTCATCGATGTTCTGGATGCGGATCGCCTCGTACATCCGCTTGTACGCCTCGTACATATCGTGCAGTTGAGGCGCGGCCTGCGCCATTTGCAGAACGGCCTGCGCCTGCGCGATGCGCTGGGCGGTGCTAAATATGTTGGGGTCGGACACAGGCACAATGTCAATGCGCTCATCAAAGTCAGCGGCATAGATCGTTTCGGCTGCGCCAGCGCGTGAGAACGTAAACTCTTCTGGCAGATTTTCTGCGTTTAGAGCCGCCAGCATTTTAAATTCTTGACCTTGCGCGTAGTGCAGGCGCTTGTGAATTGCGCTGAACGCCTTTGATCCCTGCTCAATCAGGGCCACGGTGCTGCCCACTGGCGCGTTGGGATTTACGTCACCGACATTGAGATCGGCTGTGGACGCAAAGCGTTGCCCCGCATCGACCATAAAGCCCAACAAATTAAACAGCGACCCTGACGGCTCCTTAAACGGCAGCGGCATGATGGCCTTCGTTACGTCATCGACGGTACTGTCGAGATCGACAAATTCACCGGGGGATACTTGCAGATCGCCGCCAGTCACACGGCCACGCAGCTTGAACCCGCCCTGCATATTTGCGAATGCGGCACTGTCGAGAAGGGCGCGAAGCGATCCTGTCGCTGCTTTTCCCAGACCGCCAATCATGTGATAGAGGCCAAAGCCGTAGAACCCAAGTCCCGGCAGGAACTTGTACGACACAAACCAGTCGCGGCGTTTCTTTAGCTCATCGTCTTCGCGCCAATTGCGCCTGACTGACACGATTTTTTGATTGTCGTAATCGATTGTGATGCAGTAGGGCAGGGCGACAGCGTTATCGTCCTGATCGTCCTCATCCATTTCCTCGCCATCAATGCCGTCGAACAGATCATAGAGGTGCATTTCCAGCAGNNACGTAGCGATTATATTCGTTTTTCGGCATTCTGATAATGTGGGTGTAGCGTGGGGATGTGTAGAGGTCTTTGCTATCTGGAGCCACGCAAAAATCTTCGGCCTTGACGAACTGGCTGCATTGCCTGTCGAGGTTTACGTCCCACCAAACCTTTTTAAACGTCTGACCGACCAACGGCAAGTGAAACAGCATTTGATCCAGATCGGGAAAGTATTCGGGCATTTCCTCTGTGATCTGGTAATTCATAAATTCTCTGACCCTGCGGCCCTGCTCTTCGATTTCCTCGTCTGGCTGACCAATGATGACCGACTTAATTGGGCCACCTGACGGGTAAAGCTCTGCGATGGCCTTGGCGTTAAATTGCGTTGCTGCTTCTGCGATCAGGGGGTGAACAACGATGGACAGGCCACGGGTGGCCCTCTCGTCTTCGCTTTCATCTAGCCCCCCATCTGGGTCCAAGGTACGCAACCCTGCCTTGTAGCGTGACTTCCACTCGTCTCTGGCGGCTTCATCGTTTTCGTAATACGACACAAGCTCCGCGCCCTTGGCCGATAGCTCCCGTGCGTCGATCTCTTCTGCGAGATTTGCGTAGAATCCGCTGTCGCTCTCTTCGATATCGTCAAGCTCTGGATCACCGATCAGCACGTCACCGTCTGGAAGGGTCTCGACCATCAGGTCATCTGCGGGTGCGCCCTCGGCAAACGGGATTACATTTGGGTCAGCCATATAAAGTTATCCTTTGCGGTTCTTGATAATCGTCCTCGTCAGGGTCTTCAGTGTGACCAAGGAACCAGCCTTTTCTCAGTCTTAGCCACGCTTGGGTGCAAGTGTCAACGATATCATCATTTGGGTGCGCTGGGAAGGCGGCACATATTGAGATCAAATCTTCGGCCCATTTGCGCTTGGGATAGAATATTCTGCCGTCTTCCAGCAGGGCAGATGCGGCGTGTGCGCGAGCTTCCTTGTCGCGGTCTGGGCTGTACGCCAGCACTGGCACCCCTGCCATGCGTAAATCTTGCAGGAGGCTCTGCCCTGACGCCTTTTTTTCGATCAAGACTGCGTCTGGCTCCCAGTCATCGTATGATTCCTGCGCCAGCTTGCGTAGCTCTGGATAGCTCACCTTGTCGTACCACGCCTCCAGAACGATGGCGCAGTCGTATCCTTGATGCTTGAAAACGCCCCAAGTGGTACGGGCGCTGAAGCTAGAGCTTTCCTTGGTTTCAAAGGCCGTATCCCAAGATTGAATTACATATTCGATATTGTCGGGTAAGTTTTCTTTTTCCCACGGCACCCACCAGCTTGACTTCAGTATGCCACCGCCCTTGGGGCTTGGCCGCTGCTGTAGCTGCCCTGCGGCTGCGTAGGAGCCAAGAGACCGCTCTAGGGTAGTCAGGGTCTTCTCGTCCATCCTTTCGGGCCATAGCAGTTCGCCTTCCTTTGTGCGGGGGTCTGTGAAGCCAAGGGTTGATCTGTTGGGCGTTGGGTGGCCGATCTCATATCTGGCAGGCAAGCATAAGTGATCCCACTCATTGCCTAGCTCATTGGCGAGAATATGGCCCGTGAGGTCTTGTTCGTGCAATCTTTGCATGATGATGATGAAGGCTCCAGTCTTTGGATCGTTGAGGCGCGTCTGCATGGCCTGATCCCACCACTCCAGCACACCCTCCCTCACTTTGCTGCTGTCTGCTTCTATCGAATTGTGGGGATCGTCAATTGCGATAATGTCTCCCCCATCCCCGGTCAAAGCGCCCCCGACACTGGTCGCGATTCTATAGCCTGTCTGATCATTTTCAAACCGCTGCTTCTGGTTTTGATCGTCGGTCAGCTTAAACTTGTCACCGAAGTGCGCCTTGTACCACGGGCTGTCGATCAGCCTTCGGCACTTCACGCTATCCCTGATCGACAGGGAAGAGGCGTAGGACGCATAGAGAAACTTCTTGTGGGGTTGTGTGGCCCAAGTCCACGCAGGCAGCGCCACGGCCACGCTGATTGACTTCATGTGTCGTGGCGGCACGTTGATGATTAGGCGCTTGATGTCGCCTTCGGCCACGGCTTGGAGGTGATCACTGATGGCGTCGATGTGCCAGTTGTTTTTGAAATCGACGCCCGGTTCAATCGTCGGCCATGCGGCTTTCGTAAACTCCCTCAATGATCTGCGGTAACGCTCCGCTTGAACTTGCTCCAGTGTCAGCTTGCTTAAAAGCTGCTGCAATTGCGCTGAGTTGGTCATCGCTCATCCTTGTTAAATCTATGACATTTTTATGTTCGACGGTGGTTGCGACCTCATGCTTGTTCGACCAGTTTTCTTTGTCCCTGTTGTTTAGATAGTAAATGATGGCGACATTATCCCGCTCGACCACAGCATTTTCAAATAGGGCGTTGGTAACTTTTGAGAGGGCAATTGCCTTGCCTTTTTTTATAGTCTCCAAAAACTCTAAATTTTCGGCCTGCCTGTTGTAGAAGGTGGCGGGTGAAATACCCAAGCAGGAAGCGATTTGTTCGACAGTCAATCCCTGCCCAGCAAGTGTTTTAACCTCTGAAATCACTTCTTCTGTGATTTCAAACTTTGGCCTACCGACAGATTTTTTGGCTGGTTGTTTCTTGGTTGTTTTTTTCGCCATGATGCGGCCCTCCTGTTATTTCCATATAATGCAAAATTAAATTAAAAAAAAGGGTTGTCGTTCTTATGGTAAAAAACCCCGCCGAAGCGGGGCTTAATCAATCAAACAGTTCGCACCCTTCGTCGGTTTTTTTATGTCCAACAACTCTACCATGATTTGTGACTGACGTTAGGTATCCATTAACCTTGGCATCATATCTCATTCTTCTTATAGACTTGCATTCGATCTGTCTTACGCGCTCACGGCTCAATCCTAAAACTTTTCCAGTTTCTTCTAGGCTCATATTTTGGTTGAAGCGCATATCTATTACTTTTTTCTGCGTGTCGTTTAGTCGAGTGTCAAGTTGCTGCAACACTTGCGAGTGGGCTATCATTTTTTCTGTTGAGTTGTCTGACATTATTTGTTTCACGCCATCCATATCGATAGTAAATTCGGACGTTGATGTTGATAGCCTGATATCTTGCAAGTGTTCGGGCCATATTTCTACTGGCTCCTTTCCGACCATTGCGGCGACATCTGACGCAAGTTCAGTCCAGCCTTTTTCGTTGATGGGTTTAACTTTCATAGCTACGAGAGCATTAACTGCCCCCTGACTTCGGCCCATTTTTCGCGACAGGTCTGCCACGGATTCATATTTCTTACGAATTGCCTGTAGCAATCTATTATTTCTTACGGTTATTTTTACGTTAAAGTCTTCCATTTATATCACCATCATTGCGATTGCGACAACTGCGACAAGGGTTGCGAAGGCAGCGCCTGCGATAATTTCTTTGCCCCAGCCATCTGGCTTTGTGTTGTGGATGCTGACGTGGCCTCGCATATTGATTGCGATCCACTGCCCTGATCCTGCGGCTGCTTCCCCTGCCTGCGTGTGTATCCACAGGTGTGGGCTTCCCGCACGTTTGGAGCATTCTGGCTTCAGCCATTCTGGCATGTCTTGGCTCCACTCGTAGCCCCTAAACTGCCAAGATTTAACGATCATAATTTATCCTCCCGTTCATCAAACTGGTGAGCCAGCCTGCGTAGCTCTGTTGCGGTTCCCTTGGTGATGACGCCCGTGAATAGTGGGCGTCGATCCTTTGCGTGTACGGCCTCCCCAGCAATTACTGCGTAGGTCGTGTCGGTCAGTTCAAATGTCAGGTGGTTCACTTTGAACTGCTCTCGTTTGATTGCCTGTCTGGTCAATGCATCCCCTCCCGTCTTGCTACGCACATTTCGCAGTCGCATGGCTCATCGTGCATGGTTAGCAGCGCCTCTGCCACGCCCTCCATTACTCTTGTGAAATCGTCTTGCAGATCATATCCATCGATGATCGTTGCGATCAGCGCGATGATATCCACGTTGGTTATTTTGTGTGGCATTTGCTGAAATATTTTTTCGAGGTCACTGGGCGTCATAATCTGTCCTGACGTTTTGGTATGTTTCCCGCAGCATTTTTCTGGCCTCTTCTAGCATTGTGAGTGCGTCATTGAGGTCTGGAAAGTCATCGGGCGTTATTTTGCATGACAGCATATGTGAGATTGTCAGGTCAAGTTTTGACAGAATTTGACCCAACTCTTCGATGCGTTCTAGGCTCATAGTGTGAACCTTGTCGCATCGAATGCCCACAGATTGAAGCTGCACTTGGATTGGTCTGGCTTAGACCACACCTCGGCCTTTGCTATTTTTGACTGCTTGAAGAGGCGGTGGCAGGCATTGTTGATGTCTTTATCGCTAACGTCTGCTTGGTCTGGCTGCTCTTCGCGGTATGCGGCTATCACCTCTGCGTTGATGAGATACGTGTCGGCGTCACTTAATATTTTTGTGACGGTTTCCATAATTTCTTTTGGCGATTGTTTTATCTCTGTCCACTCGTTCAGAAGCTGCTCCAGCACACCATTATCTGGTTCTGGTTCTGGCTGCTCTGGGTTTTCTTCTGGCAGGCTTTCTTTGAGCTTTACGCAGCCGACTGCGCGGTATGGTATTGTTTGCGCCTTATCTGGGTGATTTGGCACGACATCCATTAGCACTTGATCGCCCACCGTTAATTGTAAGAATCTTGCGAGATTGTTGGTTATGAAGGTATTTTGGCCTTCGGCGTCTACAGCGAATGCGCTGTAGTGCTGGGTTATGTTTGTGATTAACCCATGAATTTTTTGAAGTTCCATTGTTTTTTCTCCTGATTGATATTTAGATGATGGCTTACAGATAGCGATTACTTGGATATGTTCAAGAAGATTTTGCACTGTCTGCAAGATTTATTTGATTGGTTCCTTTCTGTATTAATTCCTCCAGTGCTTCTGTCGCTGCTGGATTGAAGATGGTTCGCATTGCGGCTTGATTGATGCGCCTAATTTCTTGGCGCACCTCTGTTAGCGTGTCGAGATCGTCTTGGTTCATTTAGTCCTCCCTATATTCTTTGAGACAGATGTCGGCAGCGTTTTTTTTATCGTCCATTGCTTCAATAACTTTTACCCAAGCCTCTGAACAAAGATCGTTACGACCAACCATGCGCTTTAGATTGCACATCTGCTTTATGTCGCGCAGAGTTTTTTCCTCTACCATCAGAGTGATTTCGACATACTTTGTCACTTCATCCTCCTCCTGAGTTCGTCTGAATATGTCATGCCCTGATCGGCATAGAAGTTTTCCTTGACTGGGTTCCAGCCTTTCATGGCTTCCCGCGCATTGCGGCAATCATCGATGATGAATACGAGGGCGTGGTAGTCCACGCTCTTGGCGTGGTCTTCCCACTTTTTAAACTCTGCTGCGGTTGCGCCACTCATTGGTGATTTACTCCTGTGTAGTCGCCAAACAATTCTTCGTATTCCAGATCGACATTGAGTGCCTTTAGCTGGCGCTCTGCCTCGGCCAGTATTTGGCTGGCAATTCTGTGGCATGATCCACCGTCAAATTCTGGGATGGCAAGCTCTTCGTTGGCGTCAGCGATGGCCTCTTTGAGACCTTCGATTTTTTCTGCTGTTGTCCACTCGGTCATGTTCGTCTCCCTGTTTCTAAAATTATAAATAGATACTTTTACGGATACATCAAGGGCCATCGTTAATTTATTTACTTTATTTTCTGCTTATTTATTGCAGAGCAGTAAATGCAATAAATCGAAACGCCCTAAGTACCTTATTTATATATATAATATTATTATTATTATTATTATATATACATATAGTGTATTACTGCCCCCCACCCCCTACCCCCCCCCACTATGTATGGGAGGGGTGGAGGGTGAGGAGTATAGATGCCCCCCAAGGTGTCGCAATAAATGCAATAAATACAATAAATCAGAACCCGTTGAAATCATTGACAAATACCCCAATGTTTAGTGGTGCAATAAATCATGCAGTTAATCACTGGATGCTTGGAGCGAACCAAGCCATCGTCGGACGGCCCCGCTTGCCCTCGTTCAGATTGCGGCACTCTATGCCCCTATCGTTTGCCAGAGCGTCCAGAACATCTCCACGCTTGCGCCGATCCATATTTGCGAATGCCCCCACGCTGCGCGTTATCTGGCTCTCAGTGATGCCCCCCAGCCCCGCCGTTTCGATCTTGGTGAACACTGCCTTGCAGCAGGCATCAAAGGGGCCGTCTGCCATGTTGGCCTTAAACATCTTGATGGTTTCGGTGGCGTAATGCTCGACGTAATCAATACTCCACTGCATTGCGTCCAGCCCGATACTTTCCTGTCCCATAGACCGCGCAATGATCAGTGACAGGCGCATGGCGATCTCTCTGGATCGATTGTACATGGCCTCCAGCCCAGTGCCTGCCTCTGCCCTAATGGCATCGACCAGACGCTCCTCGTAGCGCCGTAGGATCGCCTTGGCCTCTGGTGTGAATGCCACCTCCATTGGGGATGGCGGCACATCGTGCGTTGATCCGGGGTCTAGCGTCCCGTTAACGGCGTAAGCGTGATCGCTGGCCCAAGACTTGAGCCGCTCTGAAATTGTGGACGTTGTGATTTCTTGCGATAGCTGAACGCCGATATCGGTCTTCACGATCAGAAACCTGTTCAGCAGGCCGCTTGCCACATCGCCCCCTCCGATTGCCTTCATAAATTCTGACGGCGTTGACATGCCCACCAGCGTCAGGGATGGACGCCTGACCACCTTCTCCAACTTTTCGGCCTCGCTGGCCTTCATAGTATTAGTTGCATAGCCAGCCTGCCGCATGACCCCGTCTGTGCGGCCAAAGGCTTCCATGATGGATGTCAGAGCGTCAGCCTTGTGCTGATGGCCTACTGCCGCTGCTGACTTGAGCATACGGCCCATCTCGTCAATCACGCTGACGTGAACTGGTTTTTTGGTCAGTGTGGACATCACGCCTGCGCCAGACGTGTAGCCTGCTGGCCCGATCAGGTCTTCCAGACCAGCCTCTTCCAGCAGCCGCTCCAACACGGTCTTGCTGTGTTCTTTGCCGCTGCCTGTCTCACCGATATTCAAAAGATACAAAGATGAGAAATTACGCTGGTTTGTCACCCAGCGCCTGCCCATTACTGTGGAGCCAAAGGCGATGGCCGCTTGCACCGCAAACTGGGGCTGTGGCTTGATGGCGGTGATCGAATAATAGTTGACCACGTCCTGCAGAACGCCCGGTATCGACAGCAGATGATCTGGTATATTGCCCAGCGGCTCGGCCTTGGCTGCTGGCTTGGACATAATTGATGCCGCCACTTTTGCGCCATGCTCAATGGCCTCCTGATCGTATTCGTAATCTGGATTGTTGCTGACGTTTAGAAACGCAGCGGCGTCTTTGACCGCCTTGGTGACGTTGCCCATGTGTTCGTATTGCGTCCATAGCTCAAAACAATCGAAGCTGTGGGCCGAATCAAACGGGTCACTGGCATGGTGGCTGAAGGCACGGCCATCCTCAAAGACCTTTACCCCTGCCAGTTTGGATGTGGAGTTGGGCGACAGGTATCGATCCTTGGCGGTCTGCTTGTAGCCGTACTGGATTAATAAACTGTGCATATCGTGCGCCTGATTAAAGGCGTCGATGACAGACGTGCCGTCACCCTTTGGCCGTGGCCTGCGGGGTGGCTGAAATTCTGGCTCACGCCGCCAAGGGCAGATTGCCACCATCTGTGGCCGAAATTTATCCCACTCGCGCCAGATTGTCAGAAGCTGGGGCGGTAGTTCTGGCAGGCCATCGAAGATACTCCTGCCTGCCCACTCGTAGGGACGGCCCGTGTCTGGGTGAATTGATGGCGGCAGGACATCTTGCACGGCCCCAGCGCGTAACTCAAAAACCACTTCTGTTTTTCTGGGATCGCCCTCGACAGGCCAACTAATTTTATGGGTGATTAAATCGGGCGGTGCCTTGAAGATCAGCTTGCCGCGATTTTCGCGCCCAATAATCTGGGGTGCCGACTGCATAAGCTCTGAGAAATCGATGCCCAGTTCTTCAAAGATCAGCTTGGTGTATTCCACATGATCGATGTCCACTGCACAGGTTCCAGACGCCCCATGAAGCAGCCCCACATTATGGGTTGGGTTCTGCTCGTAATACAGACGCGCTGTTTCTGGATCGCTCAATGCCTGCTCTGGTTTCTGCCAGCCAAAGCGAGTTGGGCCTTTCGTGCCAGCGGGTATCGTAACCAGATACCAGCCCAGCTTCTCGCAATACTCTTCCACGTTAGTCATTTTTTTTGACCCTCTATTTATATACGGTGAGATATTCTGACAGCTTTCTCCATGTGTTCAGACTGATTCGTTCATTACCCTGCTGCACGGCCTTTACGGTGGGGTGCGACAGCCCAGATTTCTGTGCGACAACGGTCAGCCTGCGATCTTGCAGGGCGTCCCGTATGGTCTCAAGAGGTATCATATCGTCCATTGTATTCTCCAATTTTGCATTATTACAAAAAAGAGCTTTACATGCTGCAAAGCATTTAGTAAAGATCGTCGTGTAGAAAAAGTGAATGTGAAAAATGGAGAACGAAATGGACAATATCAATGTCGATATTCTTGCCGCCGATTGGCTGGATATCAAAGCTCAAGAGAAGGCGCTGACCGCAAAGCGCCACGCGATTGAGGAGCAGCTTAACGCTGCACTGGAAGCCAAAAATGAAGGCTCCATATCCCACAAAACTGAAGGCCATAAGATTACGCTGACACAGCCTGTCAGCCGTAAAATTGACGCCATCGTTTGGGACAAAGTTTCTAAAAAAATACCCGCACATTTGCAGCCAGTCAAACACACAATCAGCGCGGATGCCGCTGGCTGTCGTTACTTGCTGGCTAATGAGCCAAAGCTGTGGGCCAAAATTGCGCCTGCCTTTGAAACCAAATCTGGCAAAATCGGCGTCAAAGTTGAGGTGCTTTGATGCGCCTCACTGATGTCGAGCTAGAGATGCTGATTGCTGCTCTGGACGCTATCGTTGTGATGGATGGCGAAGACTGGCGATCAACAAAACTCAGATTAGAGCGTAAATTAAACAGGTGGCGCGACCACCCAGACTTGGAGTTTGCAAATGAACCGCAGCATAGATGAAATTTTGGACGAGGTATTTAGCCTTGTTTTTGGGAGGGACTGGTAATGTTTAAAATTGAGAAAGGGGTGCCAATGACGGCACCCTCGCGGGACAGATCGGGCAAATGGAAAGATTTGCTGGGTAAAATGGACGTTGGCGATAGCGTTGTGGTTGATGAGCAGTCGCAGGCCACCAGTATCAGAAATACAGCCAAGCGCATGGGTCTGCTGGTGCGTTGTCAGCAGCAGGACGATGGCAGCTTTAGAGCATGGAGGATTGAGTAATGGCGATTGACCTAAAAACACTATCGAAGCCAAGCGGCCAGCGGCCTATTATCTGCACCCTCTTTGGCGAAGGTGGCATGGGTAAAACTACGCTGGCGGCTATGTTCCCCAAACCTGTTGTGTTTATTCGCACAGAGGACGGCACAGCCAGTCTGGCAGGCAATGACAACGTCAGCCTTTTTCCATTGGCAACGTCCACGCAGGACGTGCTGGACGCGATTGAGGCGCTTGCCACCCAGAAGCACGACCACAAGACGCTGGTGATTGATTCGATCACCCAGCTTGGCACACTGATTGAAGCAGAGATTGTCGCGGCTGACCCCAAGGCAAAAAGCATCAATCAGGCTATGGGTGGTTACGGCGCAGGATACAGTGCAGCCGCAGAGAAGCATCGCCAGATCAGAGACTGGGCGGGATCACTCGCCTACGAAAAAGGAATGAACGTCATCTTTATCGGTCACGCCGATACTGAGATGCTCGACCTCCCCGATATGGACGCCTTCGCACGATACACCGTGCGTATGCACAAGAAGTCGATACCCCACTACACAGACAACGTCGATCTGGTCGGATTGATCCGACTGAAGACATTTGTTCGTGGCGGTGACGGCGACAAGAAACGTGCGATTTCGACGGGTGAGCGAGAGATCATCTGCCACCCTCAAGCGTCGAGCGTCACGAAAAATCGGTTTAACGTGTCTGAGCCTCTGGCCTTCACGTTTGACCGCAACCCATTTGCAGATTTTGTAGCAGAGTAGAGAAGGAAAACTCACATGGAACTGAACGGATTTAACGCAGCGGCTATTGAACCAGCCGCAACATACGAGCCGCTACCAGCGGGAAACTATTCGGCAGTAATTGTCGAAAGCGAGGAGAAGCCGACTAAGGCGATGACTGGCAGTTATTTGCAGCTTGGTCTGGAGATTGTTGAGGGCCAGTATGCTGGCCGCAAATTGATAGATCGTTTGAATTTAAACAATCCAAATCAGATTGCAGTGCAGATCGCGCAGCGCACTCTGTCGGCCATCTGTCACGCCACAGGCGTTATGACGCCCCACGACAGCAGCGAGTTGCACGACAAGCCTCTGGTGGTGAAGGTGGCAGTTAAGGCCGCAGACGGCCAGTACAGCGCCAGCAATGAGATCAAGGGCTATTCAGGTGCCAAAACAAACGGCGCTGCCACAGCGGCCCCTGCGGCGGCTCCACAGGCGGCGGCAGCGCCACCTTGGAAGCGATAATCTGTTTTGCGATGGGGCGGCTTTTGCTGCCCCATTTTACAAATAGAGAGGAACCAAGATGAACCTTGAAAAATACAATCCATCGCCCACAGTTCAGAAGATTTACGAACACTATGAGGCCAGCCGCGATAACGGCCACAGGCCGCATCTTGGGGGGAGCCAGATAGGCAACCCGTGTTCTAGGGCATTGTGGTATCAGTTTCGCCACGCAAGCTCACAGAGCTTTGAGGGGCGTATGCTGCGCCTGTTTGAAACGGGTGACCGCGAGGAAGAGCGGATCGTGGCAAACTTGAGAGCGATTGGCGTTGAGGTGTGGGAGGTCGATCCAGAAACGGGCAAGCAGATTAATTATACGGCCTGCGGGGGTCACTTTGGATTGAGCTTAGACGGCATTGGAATTGGGTTTCCAGAAAGCGCAGAGCCGCACACTTTGGAATTTAAAACGATGAACGACAAGAGCTTTGCTCAGACCAAGATGAAGGGCGTCAGGATCAGCAAGCCGATATACTGGGCGCAGTGTCAGGTTGGAATGCACTTGGCTGACATTGATCGTTGCTATTTCTTTGCCGTGAATAAAAATAACGATGAGATTTATTCTGAGCGGATCAAGCGAGATCGGGCCGAGGGTGAGATGCTAATCAGCAAAGCCAGCAATATCATCTTTGACGAAAAGCCACCGTCAAAAATCAGCCATGACCCGTCAAAGTTTGCCTGTCGTTTTTGCAATTATATTCCGATTTGCCACGGTGGTGAATTGCCAGAGGTTAATGATCGGACGGACGCCCACAGCACCCCAGAAAAAGACGGGACTTGGAGCCGCAAGGAGGGCGCAGGGGGCCACCTGTTTAATCCGTTTATGGTGCCTGACGATTGGGAGATCATAGACGCTGGCGATGATTTCGTGGAGTATCAGACCCCACATGGCGTCATCCGCAATCAAGACAACAGCGAAGAATTGAGAAAAAGAGTTCTGTCCCACGGTGAAGGAGTTCTGTCCCATGACGTTTGAATTACGCGATTATCAGAAAGAAGCTGTCGATGGTTTGTACAATTATTGGGCGAGTAAGTCAGGACACAATCCTCTTATAGTCGCACCCACTGGGTCAGGAAAGACGGCCATTATAGCGCAGATCGTGAAAGACGCCATGTCATTTGCTGGCACACGGGTGATGATTGTGACCCACGTCAAAGAGCTTTTGGAGCAGGGGGCCAATGGCCTGCTGAAAATGTATCCAGAGGCTGATTTCGGCGTCTACAGTGCGGGTCTAAAGCAGAAAGTCTTAGACCGCCCCATTACCTTTGCTGGCATTCAGAGCGTCTGGGAACGCGCCTATGACATCATTCCTGCGCCAGACCTTATTCTGATCGATGAGGCGCACATGCTGCCCAAAAACACTGAGACGCGATACAATCGTTTTATTGCCGATCTGAAGGTTTGCAACCCTGCGATTAAAGTGGTGGGCCTGACAGCCACGCCGTATCGGCTCGACACAGGCTATCTCCACAAAGGCGAGGGCGCTATCTTTGACGGCATTGCCCACGACATTCCAATCGATATGCTGATGGAGCAGGGCTACCTGTCGCCTGTCATATCGAAGGGCGGTCTGAACCAGATTGATCTGACCAACGTAAAGAAGCGGGGCGGTGAGTTTATTGAGAGCGACCTTGCCACGGCTGCGTCCGATCCCGAATTGGTGAGAAAAACTGTCGAAGAAATCGTGGAACTTAGCGAGGATCGAAAAAGTTGGTTGGTGTTTAGCAGCGGCGTCGATCACGCGCATATGTTGGCAAATGAGTTTGAGTACCACGACATTGAGGTCGCTGTGATCACTGGCGGCAACAGCAACAAAGTAAGACAGAAAACCATTGCCGATTTTAAGAACGGCAAAATCCGCTGCCTGATTAATGTCAACGTCTTAACCACTGGATTTGATCACCCTGCCGTGGACGTTGTTGCGCTGGTCCGGGCCACAGCATCTGCTGGGCTGTATGTCCAAATGGTTGGGCGTGGCACTAGGATTGCCGAAGGAAAGACTGATGCCCTCATTCTGGACTTCGGCTCGAATGTACAGCGTTTGGGGTTTATAGATAGGGTAAAACCCAAAGATAAATCCGCAGGGGTGACTGAAGGTAAAGCACCTGTGAAACAATGCAAGTCTTGCCAGACGATGTGTTTTGCGGCGGCACTCCAATGCCACGTCTGCGGCCATGAGTTTCCACCACCCACTTTGAACCACGGCTCCAGCAGTTATGATGGTGCCATGCTGTCGGGCCAAGCAAAACCCGAATGGGTAGATGTGGACAGCGTTCTTTATCATCGACACCGAAAAGCGGGGAAGCCTGATTCGATCAAGGTCACGTACTACTGCGGGATGAGAAGCATAAACGAATGGCTCTGCCCTGATCATGGTGGCTATGCGGCCAGCAGATATCAAGCGCGGCGGTCATTGCTGGCCTCTGGGGCTGAAACGACAGACGAGGCGATGGATGAGTGTCATTTCTGGAACTGGCCCAGCCGAATTAAAATAAAACCCTCGACATACGATCCTAAATATTTTGAGGTTGTGCAGTTCGATTACAAAAAAGTGGAGAGAAAAATTGAAAAGCAAGAAGGGCCATACGCTGATTGGGGTGTCGAAGACATACCGTTTTAAACATTCCGAGCATTCAGAACAGGTAGGATTTGTGAACTGGTTTCGCGCCAAATATCCAGACACGCTGATCTTTGCGATCCCAAACGGTGAGAAGAGATCGATTAGCGTGGCGACACGGCTGAAGGCCGAGGGGGTCACCAGAGGGATACCTGATCTTTATATCCCCTCCTGCAATCTTTGGGTGGAAATGAAGAGGGCCACGGGCGGCAGACTTTCCCCCGATCAGAAAAAAGTTATCGAATATCTGAGATCAGTGGGCCACACTGTAATTGTTGGAAAGGGCGCAGGCGATGCGTCCAAGCAAGTGCTGGAGTTTTTGGAAAAATGAAAGCTCACCAAAAAGTAGTTAGAGATCGTGTTGCGGAAACAAAATCTGGTGATTTGTTTGGTAATTGGTGGAATGATGTTGATACAGACATTTCAAAAGCTGTGGTGCGAGAGACAACACAAGCTACAGCAAAAAAAATTATTGAAGAATATGAATGGCTGGGTTGTTTGGCCGCTGTGAATTGGCATTATTATGGCATATTTTTTGACAATGTTTGCGGTGGCGTTGCTTGCTACGGCCAAGAATACATTGAGAATTTGGGCATTTGGGACAAATACGATTACACGGGAAAAATAATTCTTTTGAACCGTGGCGCTTGTGTACATTGGGCGCATCCTCATTCTGCCAGTAAATTAATTAGGCAGTCTATGAGATTGCTGCCTAAAAAGTATGAAATAGTCACTTGTACAGTTGATGATTTGGCTGGAGAGATTGGAACAATTTATCAGGCTTGTGGGTTTGATTATGTTGGATCGATGAGAGATGCCAACCCTAATGTGAACAGCAGGAAGGGCGACAGATCAGCATGGTTAATTAATGGAAAATTATATGGCCCAAGAGCTATGCGCCAGAAATTCGGCACAACTAAAATTGACGTAATAAAAAAATCGCATCCGAATGTTGAGCATATAAAACAAAATAGCAAAGGCAGATATTTTGCATTTAGAGGCTCTAAAAAAACAAAAAAAGAAAACAGGAAAAATATTGATCACTTGATAAAACCTTATCCAAAGAGGGGAGTATAATAAAAAAACCAATGACCAAATGGAGGCTGGATAAATTGATACACCGAGATGAATATCAGATGGTGATCGAACAGAACAAACGCTTGGAGGCTGACAATGCTGGCCTCCGAGAGCAGATTAAATTTTACCGCAAAAAGCTGCTGAAGGAGAGGCTAAATGAAGAAATTGACACCAGCGCATGACGCTGAACTGCGCCATTTGAGGGGCCAAGTGGATCGTTTAGAGCGAGAGGCTTATCGAAATAGTCCAGTTCCAAATTCACAGAACGATCTCTGGATGGCGAGACAGGAATTGAAAAACTTTGTCAGCGGATTGCGACAGAACGAATACAAAATCTGAGGGAGAGACCAGATGACAGACGATAAGTTAGGCCAGAAAATGCTGGAGTTTGAGCGCAGCCAGACAAAAATTATTAGAACCACTGGGAATGAGCTTCTGATAGGCAAGCCAATGCGACCCACTTTGCCGTGCGATATGGAAGAGCCAAGGCCCAGCCGCACAGATACTGGCGCGTTTGCCCCAATTTTGAGGGCGCTAGAAAAACACGGGCCAATGACCAGTCGAGACTTGGCGCGGCTGCTAAAGAAAAACTCACACAATGTTTGTGGCACAGTTCGACACGCCGTGGCGGCTGGATTAGTTGATCAGACCCCTCACTCGATTTTGCGAGATGAGGACAATAAAACAAACGGCCACATGGATTGCTGGCTGTACCACATCGCGGCATAGATCGCATCGGGGGAAAGTCGCCCAATTTTGGCTTCCCCCCATTTTCCCCCTATATATTCCCCCCATATATTAATTAAATATATTTAATTTGTATTCTGCTATTGTATCTCCGATCAGAATGCCTATATGTATTAGGTAAGATCAAAAACTCAAAAAATGGAGAGACCCAATGACACCGAATAAATCACAAATCAAAGCGCGTATCGAAGAGCTTGAAGTAATGTTGGCTGACGCCACTCCAGAACAAATTGCAAAATCTAAATCCGACAGTGTTCGCCTGTCTGAAATTCTTGATGAATTGAAAGATGAGAGCGATCAAAAAGATACATTGGTTGAAGAATTTAAGACGTTGGACCTTACCTTGAACAACGCATTTCATGAGTTGAAAAACTTTAAAGATACAATGGCTGCTGATCTGATGGTTGTTTCTACGCGCTACGTTGTCATCAACAACAAAGACCTTATCAGCCCCGCTGGATTTCACCCAGACGAAAAAGTTTACATCCAAAGCACAATTGCAATTCACACAGACAGCTTGGAAAATTTGCCAAGTTCAAACGAAAAACTTTATGCTTTTGAGGTAAACCCAATAACTGCTTAATCAACGGGGGGCTTCGGCCCCTCATCCAACGATCTAGAAAGGATCAAAAAATGAAACTCTACACCAACGCAAAAGGCCAGTGGGTCGGAACGCAAGCCGAAGCCAAGACAATTGGCGCGGAGCAGACTGAAGTTCCCACCGACAAGCCCAGCTTGCTGGCGTGGCTCAATAACAGGACAGAGGCTGCAAACGCCCTTGGCCTGCCAGCAGAGCCAATGCCAGCCCCAGTGGTCACTGAGAGGGTGACAAGCCACCCACAGGGCCGACCACACCCTTGGGTGACCATCAGGGAGTGCGCTGAGAAAGCGGCTCTGAAAGACCTCTCTGTGGCTCTGGCCGTTTACATGAACAGGGTCGATGAGGCGCTGGACGAGTAAAAATATTAATTAAATGTATCTGGGGGTATTGTATTCCCAGATATATTTCTTATATGTATTAGGTAAGATCAAAATCAAAAATCAGGAGATCAAAAAATGAAAATCACTAAAGCAGCCATCCAAGCCCTCGCCACCCAATCGGTCAAAGCTCAATATGCCCGTGAGACTGACAAGGCTTTGTATCTGGAAGAAATCATTGTTTTGGCTGGCTTTGACATCAGCCTGACTGACCGCCCCGATCAATGGGATCGCTGCATCGAATGGCTTGAAAACGCCATCGCTGCTAGATGGACGGCTGCACGTTATTTAGTTTGACAGGGGCCACCGCCCCACCCACCCACCATCCAATGGAGACCATCCAATGCTTCCAAGAACTGCCCAGTCCCACACTCCGCTCCGCACCAGCAAGAGCCGCCACACATGGTGTGGCCCATACGCCGTTGCTGTGTTTTTGCGTCAGAACTATGACGCCGCCTATGACGCCTGCCTGCAATTCACATATCGCGGCAAGATCACGGGCATGAGCAACAGCCTGATGAAAGTTGTGATGGGTGCCAACAACGTCGAGATGACGTTTCACTACAAGCGCGAGATCGGATCGTATGCCAGAGACAATGCCACGCTGGCGGCTTGGCTCAAGACCCGTGACCGTAAGAAGACCTATCTGGTCAACATCACGGGCCACTACATTGTGGTGTCGGGCGACAAGACCATCGACAACCAGTCTGGCGAGTGGCACAGCGTCCGTAAATCCAAGCACCGCCGCAAGCGCGTAGCCTACGCTTGGGAAATAAAAGCACCCCACTAATAAATTATTTAAAGATACCCCTTGATATATCTTGGGGTATCACTATATGTATTAGGTAAGATCAAAAATCAAAAATCAGGAGACCACAATGAAAGTATTCAATTTTACAGACGGCGTTAAGGGTGAACTTTTGGGAGACATCAAAGTTGCCAACGCACATTCTGGGGGCCATGTTGAAAAAAATGGCGTCAACTATAAAGTTGAGTTGGCAAACCCTGCAAACGTAGAGCCTGTTGCTGGTGGAAAATCTGGTGCTGAATGGACATGGCACCACGCTGTAGAGCATCGTGTCGATGGAGAAACTAAAGACATCACCGCCGAAGATTTTGGCGTTGGCGCAATCTGTTTCTGCACAGGCGAATGGTATTTCACTTGGCATGAAGGTCACCCAGAAGCTGAAGCCGTTTGGGTTTGGACGGTGATCGGCACAAACGATTGGAACCGCGAAGCCTGCAAGTCAGGCATTCTCAAAGCCACCAAAGTTTAACCCAACGGGGGCTTCGGCCCCCACCAACTAAGGAGAGAAAATATGACCAGCAAAATCTTTAAATTTGGGCGGCACACGTTATCGCTTATCCACTCACCCTCTTCCAAATTGTTTGCAATCAAATCCAGCAAAAACTCTTACGGCGATAGAGTAGTGGCATTACATTTAGGCAAAGTCGGGGGGTGGTATTGTTATCGCCCCTGCGCCTAACCCAACAGGGGGCCATCGCGCCCCCACCAACCAAGGAGAGAAAATATGAAATACGAATGGGAAGATGAAATCGATCTGGAGGGTATACTGGAGCGGATCAATGAGCCGCTGCCCCTGCACCTTTCTGTGATTGGCCTTGCAGTGGTTAACACAGATCACGTCGAGGCTTGCTTGCAAATTGAACAAGACTGGATTGGCAATGAAATGATGCAGCTTGACGTGATGCAAGACATCAAGGGCGATGCCTCTACCGCCTATGAAGAGTGCCGCAAGCGCCCAGATCAGGAGACAGGCCAATGATCCCCTGCCCAGAATGCGACCACACTGATTATCACGGCAAAGTCGAAAAGGAAGTCCACCAGAGATTTGGTGGCACACTGGAGCCTGTTGGCGAATGGATCGATTGCGATTACTGTAATGGCAGTGGCGAAGTGGAGGAGGAAGACGATGGGTGATAAAACAGTAGTTGAATTTCCATCTCTGTCCGATTTGGATCGGCAGTTTGAAGAGCTTGAAAGGCAGCGTGAATTAATCAGGGAGCAGGCGCGACAGCTTGCTGCTGTTCACAAGCCCAAATAGCCGCTATAATGCCCCTAATTCCATTTAGGGGGTGATGACCCATGATCGATCCTGTGAGCGCCTACGCTGCCGCCACAACCGCCTATAAAGGCGTTAAAATGCTGCTGCAGGCTGGCCGTGAAATCGAAGACGTTTCAAAGCAGCTTGGGTCTTGGTATAGCGCAGTGGCTGATATTACTCGCGCCGAATCACAGCGCAAAAATACAACGTGGCTGGAAAAGAAACAGCACGGCGAAGCATCGATTGAACAAGAGGCGATGGACATCACGATCCGCGCCAAAAAATTAAAAGAGTTTGAATATGAAATTCGCGTAATGTTGGACTACAGATTTGGTTTAGGCACCTATGATCAGATGCTTGGAATGAGACGCAAAATTAGGGCAGAGCGAGAGCGCACGGTATATGCCGCAATGGAGAGCAAGCGCCAAATGGCAAACAATCTTGCAATCACGGGATTGGCTTTGGGCATTGTGGCCGTGCTGGGCGGTGGCCTTTATCTGATTGCGCTTGCGCTATGATTAAAGTTTTATTGATGTCTGTAACGCTGGCAGGCGTTGCCAATCCCACCCACGTACCGTGCAGTTTGTGGAAGCGGATTACTGACAAAAATACTGGTCAGAAAATTTGCGTCTATCGTTTTTCAGCGGGATTTGGGGGGCTTGGATATCACTATCCAACGCTGTCGTTTTCCGAATGCCCCCGTGTTTTTCAATGTGTCTATGAGAAGAAAGACAAGCGCCCCACGCTCAGTGAGATATTGGATGGGTTAAAGGACGGCTTCTGAGCTACCGAGCGGCCTCTTGTACCTGTGCCGCTGCGTCAGTGCCTCTGAGAGCCTCTATGAGAGCCGCTGTGGCCCCGTCTGCATCAAGTTGAATTGTCGGTACTTCCACGCTGTCATACGCCGCCTGTGCCTCTGGTGTGGCCGCTTCTGCTGGCCCCACGCTGCTTTCATTTGTTGAAGACGCCAACAGTGCAGCCTCCAAGAACCCACGGCCATCACTAATATTGAGAGCATTTGCCAGTCGTTTAAACGCAGGCGTTTTAATCGCAGCAGCAATTTCTGGTTCAGACGCTGAGACTGCAAGTTTTTTAAATGTAGGACTATTTAAAAAGTCACCCGCCGCAGCAATTTTTTCTTTGCTGCCTTTATTTAAAAGCATATCACCTAGAGTGTCCACGGCCATAGCCCCTGCTGGGCCTCCCGCCGCCTGACCAACCCCAGCGCGAACTATCCTGTTACCCATAATTCCTTGGAATACTCTTTTTACAAGACCTTCAGCCGTCAATGCTTGGACAAGAGCCTGATTAGCCTTACCTGTCTGTAGGACGGCCCCACGGGCCTGTGTGATGCGTTTAGAGACGTTATTAAGGTCAGACATAAACTGACTACTGTCTTCGCCTAAAATGCCAATAATTTTATTATAGACAGGCTTGTTTCGCTTTAGACCCTCAAATGTTTTTGAAAACTTGGCAAAATCAAACGGCCCGTCGAAACCTACGGCTTCAGATACTGACAACGCATTTATGGCTGTAGCCATTGCTTCACGCTGTAGCTCTTTTGGAATGACTTTTAATAGTCTGTTGAGGCCAGCTATATCACCTTTAGTTCCACTGGTTATTGCCGTCCTCAGTTTTCCTGCCAGACTGCCTTCGCCATCTTTGCCAAAAAATGTGACAATGCGTTTTTCTAGAGCTTTTTGCTTTGCCGTTGTTTGATTTGCCAAACGCAGTGCGGCTCTAGCTTCGTCTCCACCAACCCTCTGCGCCGTTGCAAGATAATCTTCGGTTAATGCTCCATATATACGTTTTGCAGTGCCAGTATCCATATCGGCAAATTCACCTTCGCCTTTGTTTATGGCTTTACCAATACCGTTTCTAAACTTTTTCAATGCGGCGTAAGTCAAAGGCGTGTTTGGGTCTGTCAATGTATCGAAAAGCATCTTTTCTTTGCCTGTCAGCGCGTTTACGCCACCAAGTTCTTCAAGCATTTTATTTAACAGCATTACACTATTTTGTGGTTCAACCAGTGAGTTTGCTGGAACTACTGAATCAACTTGATTGTACAGCCCTTTCGCGGCTTGTTGCAAAGATGCTTGTGTCTGTTTTAATGTTGTTTGAATGCGCTCTGAAATTGATGCAACATCTGGAGTTGCGTCAATTGTAGCCATCATTTCGTCTGCTTGCTTAGATGCAGCAACAACAATATTTCTAAAATTTGCTTCGGCTTCTGATCCTGCAATTGATCGGCTTAGACCAGCCGCGCTTCGTAGCTGTGTATTGTCGCTCAGAACGTCTGCTGGCACGTCAATGCCAAGGCGCTCTGCCGCTGCCGCTGCGTCTGGATTTACTTTAGCCGCTGCCGCTAGTGCTTCCGCTGCTTTCTGTGAGCCTCTGCCGCCAGTGGAAGCCGCACGAATTAACTCGCCCAACGCATCTGGAGTTAGGGTAGGTGCCGCCTGTGCTGCGCCCTGTGCTGCCACAGGAGCCGTGGGGGCCGCTGCAACGGGGGCAGGGGCTTGAGCAGTACGCATTGCTGTGATCTCGTCAGGCGTAAACTGTCTAGCCACCTGTGCCTCTGTTATGCCGCCCACGCTTGGATTAACCATTTTACGGCCACGCATTAGAGAGCTTGGAGAACCCATAAAGGCGTCTGGCATTGCCATCATATCACGCGCAAATCTTGTTGCGTTTCCCTCGCTCATGCCTGCCTTCATAAACAGGTCTGCAATGCCGCCAATAACGTATCCAGCACCCTCTGAGGCGGTGCCTGCCACGGTTAAC